TCGGGGTTGTCTGCTTGTGATAGCTCGGTTATTACCATTACACCTATTATTTCCCGGTGTAACCCCTTAGGTTACATGTTTACGCCTTTGGGCGGTTCTGTTCATCCAGAGCCTCTTGAAAGCACTCTAGTACTAACTCGCTAAGGTATCTATTGGTGGCCTTTCGGTCACTATAGAAACTTTTGCTCGATAGTATTGGCAAGTATTCAACCGGAGCAACAGTGTCTGGTTCTAAGTCATCCAGCACTGAGAACATAAGAAATTGTAGTTCTCGTGATATCTGAGTTATCGCCAGCACAATAGGGTGGGAACCGCTAAGGTCCCCAATACTCCTATCTACCAAGGTCTTTTCATCACAAGACACGTCTATGGAATTAAATCCAGCCACTAAACGTGGGAATTCATTTTCCATATCTAGAGGTTGTATCTCCATAGCCTTCTTTATTATGTTATCGGTCCGTTTAGATATTATCCTTTGGACAATATCCTCACGGGTGACAGTCAAGTCAGAGTTACCACACTTAAGTGTGGGCTCTGAAGACAGTCTTAACCATAAGATAAACTGAAGGCGTTGAAGATCCTCTGACTTCAGGATCCGAGACAAACCGTGATGGCCTGTTTCTGGAGAGATGAAATCTCTATTACTCAATAATTCTACCAAGTCTAATATACTATGTATATCATTCTTCGATAAAATATTGTGTTTTATAGAACTCATCTCTTTCCCTCTTAGAGAAAGCCTTTTGGCAAACTCTATTTGAGAATTCACTGAGTCACCAATGACTGACTTACTAAGATTGATTTCTAAACCAATCTTCTTAAGTAACCATTGGTAGCGCCGTGCCACTTCTTTATTGAATATCACGATGTCATCGCCCAATAAGCGGTACTGTTTGAAAAATCGTAAAGGTTTCCCCTTATGATAATTCTCCCAGTTCGCCGCAAATTGCACGATGTCATGGTGCCACAATGAAAAGCTTGGGAAAGAAGATAGTAAGCCTAAAGGCTGACCTACCTTCCACCTAACACTTTCCTTTGTGGCTTTCACAAAGAAGTCCCGTTTCGTCATTACTCTATACCAACTATCGGCTACATGTCGATCAGACATTAGTTCTAATCTTATTTTCTGCATTACTGCAGGAATTCGATCAGAAGCTGATGAAAGATCAAAACAATAAGTCGGATGGCCACAACTTTCCTTAATTAAGGATGAGAATCCATAATTTTGGTCTTTTGTAGCATCTGTACTTATTGATTGTAGTGTCTTGTACAAGGAAACTTGTACAGGCTTTAATGATAATTGGCTCCAGTAATCTCCTATAGCGAAGATCCTTGTTTTACCAGCAGGTTCGGCTGAAAAGCCTAACCTACCAGTATACAACTGATCTTCTACTTTACAAGATGATGCCTGAGCTTTCATCCATGATGATATCCAATCTTGCCCTAAGGCAGAATTGAGTTCATCAAGAGATGTAGCTAGGTTTTCATCTTGTAAGACAGCAACCGCGTCTAGGTGTGAACTCGCTACTGCGGGTCCGTTAGGACCTTTAGATAGCGAGGTTAACACTTTAGACCACGGTTGTATAGGATCTGATAGAGAACCTAAGTACCACTTACGCTTTAGCGTAAATCGTTTAAGAAATTTCTTAAACTTCTTGGATAGATCCCGAACGGATTTCTCAGTTTCCTGAGTCATCTCGTCAGTGATCGATTCCAATTTAGAATAATCAATTTCTAAACGTATTTGTTCATAAGAACGAGCGATACTTAGGGCGAGTCTTTTGTTACCCCTTTTACCTTTGATGAGTGGGCGTAAAGCCCACAAAGGTTTAGGGATTCCATTAGAGTCGTCTTTACAGAACGATATAGGTTGAGTTGGAAGCTCTAACAGATAGTTACGCAGAAATGTATAACATTCTTTGTAGAGTTCTAAAGTATACTGTTTTCCATTGTTCTTTATAGAACGATGTAATCCGGTTTCATACTTGATCCAAATGTCAGCAACCACTTCTGGTGTAAAATTATGTAAATCAAGAGAAGCTATCATAGCTAATCTATTTTTACTTAATCTTTTCATCATAAATGTTTGCCTGATATTTTGATCTGCTCTCCCGACAGGGAAATGCCGGTGCCACCAATCAGACAAAGGTGATCAAGTGAAACAGATACCCGGACAAGGGCG